TGCTTCCTGTGCAACTCTTTCAGACATGGCACGAGCTTGTTCAGATTGTTGCATTTGTGCAATTCTGTACTGCTCTGCTCTTATAGCTTGGAGTTGTTCTTTCTTTTCAGAAAGTTCAGCAACTTTAACTGCATAGCCTATAGGGTCGTTTTCCTTAAGAGAATTTAAATCCTCTTGTGGTGATTGAGCTACGATAAATTCCTCAATTGCTTGTAAGCGTTGAGCATATGTATCACGAGCATACTTGGCCTCTTCAATAGCTTGACGTTCAGCTTCAACAGCCTTACGTTGTTCTGCTACCTCAGTAGTTTTTTTAGTATAGTCAGCACCAAGTTGATAACCTTTAACCAATTCATCAAGGGTGACTTCCTTTTCTTCGCCAGCAGCTTTTACCTTGTAGCGAGGTTGTTCCTCTTCTTCAGTTTCAGTTTCTTCTTGTTCTTCAGAATCATCTTCAGCTTCAACTTCTTCAGTTTCTTCTGTTTGTGGCTCTGCTTCTTGAGCCTCTGCTTCTACTTGTTCTTGAACTTCACCTTCTGATTGCTCCTTAGAGTTCGCTGGTGTATTCATTAAACCTTCAAATGCATTGGCTGCTGTACTTACTGTAAGCTCGCCACTCCCATTATCTGGGGTCATGGTAGTTTCACTCATTTAATTTTCCTATGTATCCACTAGGGGTGGTTACCCATTTTAGAAATCTCTAAAATATCTTCCATGCTTTACTTTTAATTTCGCTAGTCTTAGCGATTGATTCAAAGTGAGCCATGAGTTCGTTATAGCAAGAGATGCGTTGATATGCCTGTTCTCTTACTTCTGTTTGTTCTGAATTAGAGTAAACGATGCGTTGCATTTGGTTGTCCACTAATTGTTTGACTGCATCTTGAAAATGCACGTCATTTAAAATATTAGCAATGGCTTGTGATTGATCAGACATTTACGTTACCTTGTGTTATGTCATTGATCTTACTAATAGCATCCATTACTGTTTTAGTTTGTGCGTTCTTAGCTGTTTCAGTCATGTTAGCTGCATCTATTTTAAGTTGCATTTCTTTTAACGCTAACTCAGCTGTTTGCATAATTTCTTTTTGTTGTAACTCTAAAGATTTACGTTGATTTTCTAATTGCATTTGTTCACGATCTAATTGAATCTTAGCAGCATCTGTTTCTGATCTTAGTTGAGCCTTCTCACGTTCTACCTGAGCCAATATTTGAGCAGCTTGTGTATTTGGATCTGGTTGTTGTTGTGATGCTTGTTGCATAACTTGCTGTTCAACTTCTGGAGTAATCTCATTCATGAATGCTGTAGCATCTTTGAATCCAGCCATGTGTACAAACTTAGCCAATGTATCTCTATATTGTTTAATTGAGATGAGTGGATTGTTTACACCATAGGCCTGTAAGATTTGTTCTTGCTTACCTAAGATCATTTGCATAGTTGCAAGTTGTTCTTGACGTGATCCAGTACCTAAACCTACGTTGATAGTTACATTGTATTCTGTATCCCATTCACGAGGATCAAAAGGAACAAACTTACCATTAATACGAAGCGTTCTTACTGTATCTTGATACTTGCATAGTAATTGTAAGATACCTTTAAATAGTGATTTAACACCTGTTTCTGCAAAGATACGAGCAATCAATTCTAACTTACCATAAGATGCATTAGACATTGTAGCTACTGCTGCAGCTGTAACATTTTGCAATACATCTGGATTTAATCCTTGTTGAGCATCGCTAACACCTGTACGTTTAGCTTGAACTGAATCTAAGTATTCTAGCATTGGGAATGATTGTGCTGCACTTGACTGTACTGTCAATGGTACAATTGCACCTGCATTCTTAACACGAATAACACCACCTGCTGTAGACGTTAATAAGTCATCTAAGTTTACTTGTCCTTCAACTGCTGCAATGCGTGAGTTGTTAGTTAAGTATAAGTTATCTAACATTTGACGAGTTACAGTAGACTTAATTAATTGAATATCTAGTGTACGATCAGCTAATGATTGGCCATAGAATTTATGTGGAATTGGTATTGGGCATATAGAATGAAATGGTACATAATCACACTCTTCATCTTCTAGGATCTCATTAGATGCATATACAATGCGTCTAAGTTCTGCAATGCCATCTTCATTGTAATCTACTTGAATGTAACACTCATAAACTTCTACTAATTCCATAGCAGTATCTTGAGTGCCCATGCTATTAGGTTGTTCACCTCTAGTATAACGAGCAATTCTTTCTGGACTAAACTCTAATGTATCGCCAGATTCTAATGACTCTACAATATCTTTATCAAAACCCATTGCCACTAGCTCAGAACGAGTTAGCATTCTACGATGTGCTACGAATGGTGAATCTTGAATTGTTTTAGCACGCTTAGATATTAAGAACTCTTCTGGAGGAACATTTTCTACAATGATCTTACCTTTGTTCTTAGTGCGTCTTAATGTAACGTTGTTTGATTTACTGTATGTTGTTTCACCAGTCATCTCATCAACTGATGATTCTTCAATAATTTCTTGAGATGCTAATTCTACTTCTGGATCTTGCATGAGCATCATTAGCTCATCATCTGACAATCCTTCATACTTTTCTTTAGTAACATCTAATTCATCATTCCAGTAAGCCTTAACTACACCTGTCTTTTGTAGTAATGCATCTTTAAACCAGTTATGAAGAATTAAGAAGCCTTCATTATCTTTATAGAATACATGATTAACTAATTGTGTGGCCTGCTCAGCATTTTTTTCGTCACCTTCTTTAGCTGGTGCAAACTCAACTACGTTATCGCTAGAAGTAAATACACGAATGAGTTGTGGCAATGCACCATCAACTGCTTCAGCAACTTCACCTGTAACGATTGTAGACTTACCCTCAACTTCATTACCATATGGCTCACGAAGATAATACTCAAGGGCTTGTTGACGTTCATCTGTGGTATCTGTTTCTAGATAACCTAATGAGTCATCTATCTCAGCCTCAATAATCGTCTTTAATTTGTTAATATCAATCATCTATACAATCCATTTATTATTAATGTTGAGAGGTTGACCCCAATCAGAGCCACTTTCATCTAATCCTACCGCTAAATATCTAAATGCGTCAGCAGAATGTGAGCACCAATCATGTAGTGGTGTGTCAAAGAATACGTTACGTTTCTCATCATATGTTCTACGATAGTTTCGTAATGCATCTATACCTTGCTTAACGTCTTTATCAAACCAGCATCTAGGAAGTAATCTGCGTACTGCTTGAATTCCATCTGCAACTGGTAGTTTCTTTACTACTGTAATCTCTAGTCCTGCATCTTGTAACATCTCTTTACGAGATTTACCTGTGCCTAATTCTCTTACCTCTACATCATGAGGTAACAACTGCACAGCATTAACCCAACCATTATCACGCAGCCAAGCAACATAAGTATCTAATCCTTGTCCATGATTTTCATAGAAATCTACAAGTCTTATTTCTTTACCTACTACCTGTGCTACCCAAATTGCTGTGCTATCTGATATACCTAAGTCCCAAGCACAATATGTTTTTGCCAGTTCTTCTCTAGGTATAGATGTTATCTTGTTATTCTTTTCTAAGTCATTAATGATTTGGCCATAGTATGAACCTTCTACTGCTGCATTAAATGAGCATTCAAATTCTTGGTTATACTTATCCTCACCCATTTCATTTTTAGCTGAGGCCAATTCATTTGCATCTAACAACTGTGTTTGTGAAGCCTTAAACTCTAATAGCTTCCATTGATCGTCACCTTTGTCAGCACGATCTCTTAAGTCTTTAAAATGATTATTGCCCTTAGGTGTACCAATAAACATTGCGTAACCTAAACGATCAGATAATGCTGGTCGTACAACTTCACTAAATATACTTGGATTTACGTCACCAATCTCATCAATGACTACACCATCTAAATAGATACCACGAAGTGAATCTGGATTATCTGCACCATAAAGTGAGATACGTCTACCCATGAAGTCAACTCTTAACTCCGCTACGTTAGCAATAGCACCTAGTGGCCTTGTGTAGTTAAGTAAGTAATCCCATGCAATACGTTTACATTGTGAATACGTTGGAGCAATGTATGCAAATCTTGGATTAGGTTTATCACACAGTAGCGATGAATGTATCAACTGATTTATGGCTGATACAGTCTTGCCCATACGTCTATGAGCTACCACTACTGTGAACCTGTTGTCCTTCACCATTTGGTGAATCAACTTCTGTGGATCACGAGGCCTATAGCCTGTGTCTAAAACTTCATTCAATTCCTGTGACAACTCTTACCTCTAATGGTGCGTCTGGATCACCTGTTATCTCAGTTGATGATAAATCTGGCACACTCTTCTTAAGTAATAGTTCAATGGCCTTAATTCTACTTGGTGGAAGATCTGGGCTTAACCCAAGTGCATGATCTTGAAGGACATTTATAAGCTGACTAGCTTGTATCTTAGTCCTTATCTCGTCTTGATGTCTTTTGCGTAGTCTTTCTGCCATGATTGTAACTCCATTGCTGGGTCATTACCTTTGTTATTAAATGTTTACCACTTTACTTTGTTAGCCCAGTAAGCTGCACTCATCTTACCTTTAGCTATATTATCAGAATGCCTTGCCTTAAATGACTTAGCTCGTGCTGTATTTGTTTTATCGCCACTAACACCTTGCTGACCAAAGCGTATTAGTTTTTCTTTATCGCCTACCTTTGCCAATACTGCATGGCTTTTAGTAGGATGATCTGGAGTTCTCTTAGGTTTATTAACACCAGAGAATGTTTCCTTACCTTTTTTAATCATTTCTTTTTAGCTGTCTTTGCTGATTGTTTAAATGCCATAGCTGTAGGTGCATTCTTACTACCTACTTTATTTATCTTTTCACCTGAGCCTGCTTTAATTCTTTTTTGCTTAGCATGAATATTAGCATATAATCCTTGTTTAGCCATTAGTCGTTTTCCATATCATCTGATTCTTCTTTTTGGCCATACTCAAACTTAGCCATCATAAGCATTTGTTTTTGTTTAGTAGTCATCTTATCTTTAATAGATCCACCTGTTAGCCATGCACTACAAGTTCTATCTGCAGCACATTTAAATTCAAACAGTTCACAGTAACCTAGCTCAGCAGTACCCACTACTTCATTAGCATATGTTTCTTGATCTGATTCTTCTTTCTGTATACCGCTAACAATACAATCCATTATTTCTGGTGTCTGGATAAAAGCAGCACAGTTGCCGCATCTCATTGTCTTAGCATCCTCTACAGAGCATTGATACTCGTCAGCCTTCTTAGCCCAAAATTCTTCATTAGGAAGTTCTGGATTAGCTGCACCATAACCTACATTTTTAAATGCCCAATCACGATTCTTTAAATTGACTTTAATGTCATGTGTTGCTATAGGACATTCTTTAGCCATTATCTGCCTAGCATTCTTAGTAATGAATTTAAATCTAAACCTTTTGGAGGCATTGTGTTTTGCATAGTCATACCGCCAGCATAAGGAGGAATGTTTTGCATAGTGTTAGCTTGTGGATTCCATTGTCTTAAAAATTGTACATTGTCTGGTGTGCCATTTGTATAAACATCACCCATTTGGCTTGCCCTTGACATTTCATCCATCTGTGCTTTCATTTGTGCAAACTTTAATGCTGCTAATTCAGCCTCAGTCATAGTACCTGTAGGTGATGTACCATTAGATCCGCCTAATAATCCAAATAAACCCTTCATGATTGATCCTTATTTTTTCTTTTTCTTAGCCATGCCAGCTTGACTTAATGCAATGGCTACAGCTTGTTTTTGAGATTTAACCATTTTATCTGATTTGCCAATATTAAGCGTGCCAGATTTATATTCGCCCATTACCTTACCAATCTTCTTTAACTTGCCTGCTTTTGATGTGGGTTTCTTCATCTGGTTTCCTTAATTTAAAATGTGTTAGGTTTCTACAGTCTGGACATATAGAAGATCCTGTGTCATCTGAATCGTATGGCTCGCCACACTCTTGACATATTTGTACTTGGATCATCTTATTCAAACTAAAAAAAAAGCCTGTTATTATACAGGCTAACTATGGAGTGCTATGAAAGTGATAGATACACTTATCCCAGCACCAGCGATTATATCATACATACATGGCCATTGTCAAGTGCTAATTGGGTATTCTGCGTGTTGATATAGTTAATAGGTTATCGTAGGCCATGTTCATGTGGTAATCTTGCAACACCTCAGCCCTTGATCCTGTGTACTTGTGATAGACAGCATTTTGTTGACGTTCTGGAAGTGAATCTATAATAGCCTGTATAGTTTTAATGTGATCATTTTGCATAGACTCATACATCTCATCAAACGATGTACTATTGCCACCAGTACTCATCCCTAAACTGCGACTAGGAAAACCAAGTTTACTATTGCCATTATGCTTAAGATTTCTTGACCATGCTTTTAATAGATCTTGCAGCCTTTCCATTGTCATACTAATCCTCCAGAGAATATATTGAGCTAACGTTATTTGACTCTGATCCATTGTGTGATCTTAAATTATGTTTGGTGTGTGTTTCTTTGTAAACTGTGCCAGACATATTTTCATAGCCAGCAGGTAATGGCCTAAGTATATTTTGAAGTAAACATGGGCTGTCTTTAAAATACAATGTATGGCTTTTACATCCACTAGCATTTAAATAACGATAGGCCACCATGTTTGCAATAGCACTTACAATTTGTTTGTAGTTAGCATTAATGCGTCTAGCTATTTCAGTAGATGAAATTCTTTCGTCACCTACAGCTTCAATAATTAATTCTCTTAATTTTGCAATGGTAATTTCTTCACCATTAACCTTATATATTTTTTGAGATTTAGCTTCGTTATTTTGTGAGTTCATAAGTTGTACAAAATTCTTTCATGTCGTTAAATGGAACTATAGTAATTTTATCTTTTCTATTATTTCTTTGGTAAATTAAATAAATACCTTTTCCTTTTTGAAAATTGTTTTGCTTTAATTTTTCCATTGTCATATTTAATAATTGTTTTCTATCAACTACAAGCCAACTATCTATTCTTTCAAATACTATGTAATCAGCAATTCCTTTTACCCACCCAAGATCACCATTAACATTAGTTCCTTCAACCCAAGTTGAATCTTCTGTATTTCTTTTTGTTGTTTTTACATCAAACTTATATTTGTTTCCATTAAACACCCCTTCAACATCCCAATGCTCAAACATATCTTGCTGTTTTGTTGACCAATGTATATTGGATAAATGTTTGCTTGCAAATCTTTGCTCTGCATCTCTGCCCTCAATATAACATTTTCTTTTAAATTCATTAATCAAGACACATCTACTTCTTTTATTTGCCAACGATTGTTTTGTTTGTATGTACCCCACACAAGTATTTTCCACCCTGCCTTGCGTACATACTTAACAGATTCACTATCAGCTATCTTTTTTATGCGTGCACCCATGTTACTCTTTGATGTAACCTGTACCGCTACTACTTGACCTTCTTCAGTTATAGCAAGGATGTCAATAAACGTAAATAGGTCTTTGCGAACACCTGCGTGGAAGTTAAATGTTTCCACTATCTGTACTAGTGGGTAATTTTCCTTCTTCATTTTTGCTAGTGCTACTTGCGTTGGTGACATTGCCATCAAATTGTCCTTCGTGTGGTTTTTGTTTAAAAATAGCATCCCAGCGATCAACTAACTCCTGCTCAGGAATTAATAGTGGCCTTCTTCCAGAACCTTTACCCATTATCATCCTCCATGATATGAACTTTAATATATTTATATGCAGCCTCAATTGCTACAAATGGAATTAATAATGGCACTAACATAAATCCAATTATACCTACAATAAATTTAAGCATTTATTCTACCTAACGTATCAGCAAGCAACTCTTCTTCTGTACCAAATTTACTTTCAAATGTTTCTTGGCCTGCGTGCAATGCTATACCATGTCCACCATTTTGGTGATGGTTTGGGCATAATGGAATAGCGTTCATGAAATTATTACGCATACCCATTCCCATGCCATGACGAATGTGATGTATGTGTGGAGGTGAGTGACCCCAACCCTCTCTTAAACATACAATGCATCCAAGCTGTGACAATTTATCATAGTGCTGCTTCTCTGCTTTTGTCAAAATGAAATCCTAACTCTATTGCGAAACGTTGAATGTCTTGAATATAATTTTTGAACTCATCTACATTTAAAGACGTTGTACTCTTTATAGCATATATTTCAGACCCTGCAACTGTCTTTTTTGTAGATAAATATTTAAACCTAAACATATCATGTAACTCTTCTTCAGAGTAACCACAATAGTCACCAATCTCTTTTAACATTGCCCAGTATAAATCATTCTGTGAGTTAGATCTTTTTGATTTAAACTTATCTAATTCAAGATCACCATCTTTTTGAAAGTCATGGCTATTAATTTTTGCTATCGCCATTTCCTTGTTGTGTTTTGTTATCCTCATACGTTTTGCTCCATTTACTAGATTTATAAACCATTCCATTTTTTAATGTTACCTTCCATTCAGTTTTAGATAAAGGTTTTCCTTCTTCATCAAGATCAAAATATTTAAACCATTCAGTTGTTTCATATTTCATATTGGCTTATCTCTGTATCTTAATGACTTTGGTTCAAACCATAATGGTACTGATCCTTCCCACTCAAAATGCCTTTGTTTATTTACAGCCATAAATCCATCTGGAACTATTCTAGCATCTTCTATAGAAAGTTTACCTTCCATTATGTCTTTTTCTTTTTTCTTATTTCTGTAAATACTACAACAATTGTCTGCAAGATTTGTTATTGTTGCAGAACCTGCAACGTCAAACTTACTTGGTGTATGTGAAGTTTCGTCTATTGTTTTCCTACTATGAGCCACTAAATGAATGTGAATATTTAGATCTCGTGCTGCAATACATAACTGGTCAACAAATTTCTTCTGGCCATTATAATCATCTTCATTTATAGAACACTTCATTAATGAATCTACCACAAAATGCTGGCAACCCAATTGCTCTGCTGCGTAATAGATAACTGATAATACAGACGTTGGATTAGTAGATCCTAATTGATCGTACAAAAACAGTTGACCTGTAGTGTTGTTACAAAACTCTGTAATGGCTGACTCAGTTGGGTCGCTAGTACCTACTGACTGACGAATATACCTAGCTAATGTACTACGACATGACATTTCAAATGAACATATAAGAACTTTATAATTCTCTATGAGCTTAAGAGTAATATAGCTGAGAACCATACTTTTCCCATGACCACTATAACCAGACCAAATAGTCGTTTCGCCTAAACGAAGTCTGAAATTTTCTGCCTTATCAAACGGAAGATACGCACCACTTTGAATCTCGCCAGAGAAATATCCAATAGTAGATTCAATAAAAGTATCTGGACTCTTAATTTTACGATATTCATCTGTATCCCTTTTAAAAAAATAGTTCTTAATCTTATCCTCATTGATTATGAGGTTCTGCATTTTTTCTTCTAATGACATAAATCGTAAGCCTTTCTCAATCTTTCAGCTGCAATTAACAATCTATCTTTATCTTCTAGTGGGAGTTCTTTCCCATTTCCAATCTCTATAGCTGCTAATGCCACTAGCAATGTTTCATTAGAAATAGATTTTAATATTGAGTATGGATTAAAAGGTTTTGAAACTGGCTTGAAGTCACCTATACGCTGAGGCACAATATCATCAAACGTTAATCCAACTGCACCAAGTATATCATTAGCTGCACAGCCTGCAAAGCAATTTATAAGAATTCTTCCATCTGGCATCTGTTTAACTCCTAGCGAGGCTGTTCTATCGTCATGAGCTGGGCATAAACATTGGTATTCATCTTTACCAGACTTGTAAGATTTTTCAAAGTGACCTATGAATTCATAAATATTCATGATATGTCCTGAATAAAAGATCTCTTCTTCTCTTCTATCTTCTTCTCTTTTCTCATATCATCTTCTCTCATATCTTCTTCTCTTCTCTTCTCTCTAGCATAGGCTGTATACTCGTTGAATATAGAATTGTCTGAATCGCCATCAAACCAAGCGTTTAGAGAGATTAACATATCCTGTACAAACTCTTTATCCTTATGCAGTCTAAAGCATAGTTTTTTAAGATCTGGAAGCTCACCATTCTTTTCTGAAGCCAAACACCAAAGCTCAAAAAGTGTGGCCTTTTGATCTGAACTTAACTCATGCCAGTCTGGATCGTTAATAATATCCCTGCCATATACCTTGAACCAGACCATAGATGCCTTGTTCTTAAAATGCTGAAACTTACCCCAATTGCGTACTCTCATAAATCCTCCATAGTTAAACTGCCAAAAAAGCGTATCATAAGTAAAAACTAATTGCAATATATTTTTTATATAAATCGTATATAAATACTTGACATTGTTTTTAATAGGCATAATATAACCATATCAACAATAACTATGGAGTTAAAAAGATGGAAAATACAGTAGAAAATATAGTAGTTTATGTTAATGGCCTTAAGGGTTTTGACTGGTACTATAAGTATTCAGATGATCATAGGGCATGGGAAAGTGCTACTAAAGCTAGGAATACTTTACTTTATAGTCAAAAAATACTTGACCCTAACTATGAAATATGGAATTCTATAGCACCAGATAACTTTCATAATGGAGCATATTAATATGGATAAGTTTGAATGGAGTCGTGATAAACAGCATACTTGGTATAACCAATGGGACTTTAAGACCCCAAGATCATACAAAGAACGTTATGGTGTTGACTATAACAAAGATGGTAATTATGCTTATGACGAAGAAAAATTTACACATAAGTTAATTATTATAGTATTATGTTTAATTGCATTATGTTATACAGGAGTTATAAATTGGATTTAGATCAAATCATTAAATTATTAAAAGAATCAGCAGATGATCTTAAAGCTGACAATGATAAGGCGGAGGCTAAAGAAAATGGATCAGCAAATGTTTTACGATCAAGTGATGGCAGAATTACACCAACAACAGATGAAGGAGCAAGAGAATGAGCAAGTACTTAGAACTACGCAAGATTGATGTTTCAGAACATATTGAAAAGAAAAATAATCTTTCATATTTATCATGGGCATGGGCTGTAGATACATTATTGCAACAAGATCCAGCAGCCACATGGGAATATAAAGAGCCAGCAAAATTTGGTGAAACACTTATGGTGTTTTGTTCTGTAAGTGCCTTTGGCAAAACAATGACAGCACAATTACCTGTAATGGATTATCGTAACAAAGCTATTATTAATCCAGATGCTTTTGCAGTTAATACAGCTATGCAACGTTGTTTAGCTAAAGCTATTGCATTACATGGAATTGGCCTATACATATATTCTGGTGAAGATATAGCTCCAGATGTTACTGTAAAAGAAGTTGAGCCTATTACAGATGATGATGTTGAAGTGGCTAAAGGCCAACTTGTATTAGCAAAAGAAGCTGGTGAACTAAAAGAAAAGTTCTTTAAGTTTAGCCCACAGATGCAAGAAAGACTTCGTGAGTTTGCTAATGAATTAAAGAAAGTTGCATGAGTCATTTAAAAGATAACAGACGTCATAACGTCATTACCGCTAGTAATACATATGCAGCAGTATATGAGAGGCAGAAATTATGGAGGCAGATGACTTTGCGTGAGCCTCCATTTGAAGGTAACGAAATGACTGAGTGGGGTGTCTTAAATGAACCTATAGCATTAAGTACGCTAGAAAAAGAACTTAATGATATAGTGGAGGCTGGTAACAAATTTGTTATGCATAAGGAACTGCCTTTTGGTGCTAGTCCAGATGGATATTATAATGGGTCTGTAATTGAAATTAAGTGCCCTTACACGCAAGAAGTATATCCAGCTATACCAGACAGGTACTATTTTCAAATGCAGCTCCAGATGGAAGTATGTGACGTTGATAGTGCATATTTTTATATCTGGACACCAAACGAAACAAAACTAGAAATAGTTAAAAGAAGTAAGTCATGGCTTGAATGGTATATGCCATTAGCACTAGAGTTTATGAAATATGTTGAAGATGACATAGAGCCTAAACGCTGGACTAAGAAACCAATTTTTGTTAAGGAGTAACGTATGGCTGAGTATGATAACACAAATAGTTTTGCACTATTTAAAAACGATAAGGGTGATAATCCTAAACGACCAGACTACACAGGTAATTTAAATGTAGATGGTATTGAGTTTAGAGTTAGTGGCTGGATTCGTGAAAGTGCTAAGGGTAAGTTTATTTCTGGATCTGTGCAGTTAAAAGAAGTAACTACATCTAACGCTACAAATGAGGAAGATGCTCCCTTTTAGGAGCATTTCCCATATACACTATTTGTTCATGACGTACATAGTCACTTCAAAGCCAAAACGCATTTCAGTAGCAGCTGGAGTTGTCCACATAATATTAATCCTTAAAAGTTTTCTGGCTTATGCCATTAAGTGGTATTATACTCTTGTATTAGTTGACTATAAATAGAGAAAATCATGACAAATAGCTATGCATAAGTTTGACATAAAGACATCTGTTAATGAAGAATTATCTATTACACCAGAGTCAAGATTATTACACGCTATATTGCTTAAAGCTGTAGATGATGCAATGAATGGTTATGGTAGTGATCAAAAGTCAGCATTATTTTTTTTATGGTGCAAGTCAAACCAGCTAAGAGATTTATGTTTAATATTTTCAAATTATGATATAGACTATGTTAGAAAAATGATTGCTAATAAAGTTAAGAACAAAGAACTTATTAAATTTATAGAACTTAATTATGGACATTAATACACTAGATTTGTACATGAGTTGTTATGCACACGCTGCATACCATGAAGCAGGAACTCAGCAAGAAATTATTGCTGTTATGAATATTATACGTCAACGCATTAAGGCAGGGTATGGAAAGGACTCGTGTGAGGTTTCTTACGCTGAGGGACAGTTTCAAGGAATAACAGATACATCTCATGATGAAGTTGATAAGAAACGTTATCTTGAAATTAAATCATTAGCAGTTGATGCCATTGTATTTAATAAATATAAAAATCCTGTACCTAAAAAATTACATTTTTATGATGATAGTATTTCAACACCAACTGGATGGAAAAACTGTAATATTAAAATAGGAAGGCTTGTATTCTGTGACTAAGCCAATTGCATTTTTAGTGGAAGAATATGATAGTACAGGTGCACTTGTATGGTCTGGACTGATGACTTCAGAGCCAACAGAAATGTCTTGGTTTAAAGATTTAAAATCTAAATTACATAATGTAACCATTATCCCATTAATTCCAGATACAAAAAATATTATTAAGGTAACTAATGTTAAAAAATATAATAGTAATCTTTATCCTATTGGGCATTAGTGGATGTGCAGACATTGCGTTAAATGTTGCATCAACTGTTATTACTAATAAAGCTATAGACGTTTATAAAGAAAAACAAAAGGAAGTTAAATGAAAACAAATTTATTTATTGCAACACCTATGTATGGTGGATTATGTTATGGTACTTATCTAGAATCTATGCTTAAACTGCAAGCATGGCTAAATGCTAAAGACATAGAGGCATACTTTTCATTTCTTTATAATGAAAGCCTTATTACTAGAGGTCGCAATACTTTGGTGAATGACTTCTTAAAGGGCGATGCTACACACTTAATGTTTATTGATGCTGACATTCAATTTGAAGCACAGCATTTATTAAAGATGATTGATTCTGACGTAGAAATTATATGTGGCCTGTACCCTAAAAAAGAAATTAACTGGGGTGGTGTGGCTTATGCTATTGAAAAGAAAGTGCCACAGGATCAACTAAAATATTTTACAGGTGAGTATGTAGTAAACATGGTTGGCGATGTTAAGTCACAGTTAGTGCCATTAGATAAACCATTTGAAATTAAACATGGCGGTACTGGATTTATGTTAATTAAACGTGAGGTATTTGAAAAGTTAAAAGATAAATGTCCATCTTATAAACATAATATGAATGATGTTAATGACAATTCAAATATGGGTGATAAGATTACAGAATATTTTACCACTAGCATAGATGAGCAAAATCATTTATTAAGTGAAGATTATCATTTCTGTAAATTAGCTCGTGATAATGGTATAAAAGTTTGGGGTGCAGCATGGGCTCAACTAGGACACACAGGTACTTATCAATTTAGTGGTAGACTTGTATAATGATTTTTATATGTAAAAAATAATAAATGACTATTAAAATACATAATTATAACATAGGAAATTTAGGAAATCGTGTAGGGTTTTTACAGGTAGAACTTACTGAAGAAGAACTAAAACCAATTAAAAATGAAATAAAAACAATACAAGAAAATTTTGAAACTGCTGTTTTTCATAAAGATTTAGCAGGTAATTTAGAAAATGAATATACATTAACTGTTTCTAAAAAAAATATTTCAAATCTTATTAAACCTTATATTATAGAACTTCAAGAAAGAGTAGGAGTTGTTCATGATGTTGCTATTAATAAAGAGTTCTTTCCTTATAGTCTTACAAAAGTTTGGGTAAACTTTATGAAAAAACATGAGTTTAATCCACTTCATATACATAGTGGTACATTTAGTTTTGTACTATGGATAAATATACCTTATGATATAAATGAAGAAATGGCTAGACCTTCTAGTATAAATTCTAATTCATGCTACCCTGCTAATTTTCAGTTTGTATTTTATAGTCCCAATAACCAAATAGAAACATTTCAAATACCAGCAGATAAAAGATGGAACAATAGACTAATAGTATTTCCAGCTAATTTAAATCATCAAGTATATCCTTTTTATACATCTGATGATTACAGAATCTCTGTATCTGGTAACTTTGAATTTGATGTTACTAAATACTTTAAGGAGTAATAATGTTTTTCTTTAAAAGAAATAAAATAATAGTAGATGCTTTTGTTACTGATGAAAAATATATTAATTTATCACCAATAGAACGAGCATCTAAACACTGGCCTGAGTGGTTTAAAAATACACCTAATAGTTATGGCCATAGTATTATAAAAGAGTCAACTATTAAACAATGTTCTGGCATTATTGATCTATATAAAAATAGTTTTATTATGCCTTTATGGACAGAGTTTATTATTAATGCAGAGAATGGAAATTTAACTTCTTATCCTGCAGATAGGGAAACTCCTGTAAGTCCACACCCAGAAGAACAATGGAAAACTTATGCTGATCCTAAACAGTATAAACATATTAAATTAAACTCACCTTGGTTGTTAAAAACAAAAGAAGCTATTAATTGGGTAGTTCAAAAACCCTTTTGGAATTTTAAACTTCAAGAACCTTTTTTTATTCCAGAAGGTATACTTAATTTTAAATACCAATCAGGTACTAATGTTAATATGTTTGTTGATATGGAAAAAAACTTTGAAACTATATTAAAATTTAATAGTCCTATACTTCAATTTATACCTCTTACAGAAAAAGAAATTGAATTTAAATACCATGTAATATCAATAAATGAATGGAATAAAAATAAAGTACCTCAAATTGCTTTTAGTCTTAACTATAATAAATATAAAAAAGTAATAGATGATCAAGAGTCTAAAAAGAAATGTCCTTTTGGATTTGGAAGTAAATAATGGATAAATTTATATATTTAAAAGATTTAGGTTCTGAAGAGTTTAAAATTAAAATAAAAGAACTTTTAGACTCACATGACTTTGCTTGGGGGTTTAATAAACATAGTTCTTATGAACATGATACTGAAGATAATATTTACCAATTTACACATGGAACTATACAAGAAGGTCATGTAATTTGTAGATATATACATTTTTTTACCTATTTAATAAAATTATTAAATGAAAGAATAGGTACTGATATAAAACTTCTTCATAGAATTAAAACTAATTTTTTACCAGTACAAAGCTATACTCCAGAGGATTTAGAAAAAAGTTGGCATACTGATACTAAGTTTGATAACTATTATACTTTACTTTACTTTGTAGATGACTCTGATGGTGATACTGTATTTAAAACAGATGAAGGTATTAAAAGTTATAAGCCTACAGCAGGTGATGCTATTTTATTTAGATCTAATATAGAACATAGAGCAACACCTCCTACAGGTAACAATATAAGAAGAGTAGTTAATTATATTTTTGTTATTGATAATAATGTATGATTATTCCTAATAATATGATTAGTCATGTAGGTAAAATATTTCAAGGTGAATATGCTATTGGTGCTATGAAAGAACCATACATTATAGATATTGGTGCTAACGTAGGTGGATTTGCAGTTTGGGCACATGAGTACTTTGAACGACCAAAGATAGATTGTTATGAGCCTATAAAAGAAAACTTTAATTTGCTTAGACAAAATACAGCAGGTACTGATATAGCCATTAGGAACTTTGCTATAGGTAAAGAAGATGGTGAACGTCAGATGTATTATGGCCTTCATAACTGTGGTGAAGCTAGTATGTTTGCAGGCGAAGAACAGGCCAAAGAAGGTGAGATAGTAAAGGTAATGTCAGCCAAACATCTTCCAGCTTGTGACATCATTAAGATTGATACAGAGGGTGCAGAGATTGAGATACTTGAAAACTTAGTGCACTTTCCTATAGTCTTTCTTATAGAGTTTCATAGTGCATACAATCGTAGACGTATAGATGAATTATTACTTGACTATACGCTAATTGAGTGTACAATGCGTGGTTATAATTATGGTATTTTGAAATATATTAGGAGTGAGTTGTGTACACCAAATTAGATGATGCAAGGCAGGCTAAGTTTATTGTCAATTACATACAAAACAATAAAGATTGCAGCATAAAAGACATTATTCAAGGCTGTGCAACTAATAGGACTAGACTGAAGTACTTAGAAAGTCAAGGCTATTTTATATTACCAAAGTGGACTTATAATAATGAATTAGATAAACGCTTTAAAAATAGAGTTTATGTGTCTGTTAAGGTTGGCAGGGAATATGGAAAATGGGTTTAATTGAAAAAGTAATTGATTGGATAGTATGGGCATTAGTCATAGGTAGCATATTTTGGATGGTATATGGTACATATGAAATGATTAATTTAATGTTTTTAAGGAGCTAGTATGTCAGATAATGTAAATCACCCAAAACACTATAATATTAAAGGTTTAGAAACAATAGATATTATTGAATCTAGACTTACTGATGAAGAGTTTGTAGGATATTTAAAAGGTAGTAAGATGAAGTATGATTTACGCTATCCATTTAAGGGTAACGTAGAAGAAGATCTTGCTAAATCAGAATGGTTTAAGAATAAGTTGATTGAGGTAATAAGGGCTGTAGATGCTGTTAATTCACCTGAAGTTGAAGCTCAGCTTCAAAGATTTGATGACGAATAATGTCACCTATTGTAAATACTGAAATTAAGATGCCTCAGCATATGCTTGAGGCTCTTACATTACATGAAACATATTGTGTAATGTCTAGTATTACAAAGGTTAATGAAACTGAAGTGCGTCAATGGCTATTAAATAATTTTGATCAACATATGTCAGATGATTTTAGTTCTGAATATTTATTTAATACCCAAGTTTCTTAAGAAGATCTGAAGTAATAATTCCAGCATAAGGTTTCATTTGCAATGCCCTTATATCTGTCTGAGATGGATTTAATGGGTCTAGTATTTTTCTGTCTTGTGCTACTTGTGGTAATAATTCAAATATATTGTGTTGTTTTTCTAATCTACCAATACCTTCACCAGCAATACCTCTAGGATATGATGGATGGCCAGAATTCATAATGACTGGTTGATCAGCATAAATCTTACCAATATTCATAATGCCAGCATCTGGTGCTATTAGTTGTTTTGGATCAGCTACAGATAATCTTGCTTCGCCTAAGCCAATACCACCCTTATCTCTAAATTCAACGTCTAGGAGGCCTTTTAATTGCTTTCTAACAGCATCTGGAGCAGCCCTGTACTGATCAATAGACTCTGGGTTGCTTACACCCTTCCAAGATGGAATAAGTTTATTAATAAGTTTATCCATTTGCTTCTTATCTGATTTGCCTAATGAAGAGTCAGCATAAGACAGCATTGTTTCACCAGTCATATGTGCAAAATCACCACCACTTGGTGCCATCCTCCAAGGAATATACAATGGATCTTGGCCAGTAATCTGTTTAATAGTTTGAGCATTATTCATTATTTGTTTGACAGGTGCTTGGCCAGATGCCCATATTTGACCAGCATTATTAAACATATAATCTTGGCCACCCTTAAGATCAATAGGCCTATTAAGCATAGTGTCATTAATGCCCACTAGTCTACTACCAGCAGCAGTTCTATCAGACATACTTGTAATAAATGGCTTACCTTCAAAGTCTGCTAGTGATACGTTAGGAATATCTTGTCTACCAGTAGGCTCAACAATAGTTTTAAGATTTTGTAATTTTAATTGTTCTTTAGCACGAGGATCAAAACGAGGATCAAATCCTTTTTCACCTATCTTAGTTTCAAGTAATCCTTTAGATAAGCCTTTTAATTTAGTTGTACCTAAAAAATTCATAGGATCTTTTAGTGATGCTTCAAGTTGATAATTTAAATCTTTAGCATAATCATTAACACTAACTTGCTCGCCACGCAATTGTCTTGCAAATGGTATATCTGATTTTTTCCATCTTGAATATGCTTGCTCAATAGGAGTATCCATAGAAAAACTTGGAGTAACAGTATTGGTTGCAGATAACCCACCTCTGGATGGATCTTGCAAATATATATTGCCAGATAAAATATCTTCTAACGTCATCTTAATCCTTAGTCATCTAGTTCTTGAAATTCTGTATACACATCTAAGTTATCGCCAGAGATTTCCACTAAACTTGCATCATCAAACTCAAGATAAATGGTTTGAGATTCAAAATCTACTTCACAGCTGACAATAGTTTTTCCTACAATTTTGTTACATAATGCTTGAATATCGCCAGACATACGAGTCCTTAAATGTTAATAAGAGATTCTTTGCTTACTTTATGTGATGTATTTGATCTAGACCATGCACCACATCCTTGACATTGGTAACGCTGGAATATAGATGTTCTTGATCTTACTTCACCACGCTTGTGTAATTTGCCTGAACTGCAATTTGGACACACAGTAGCTTCATTATACGCATTATGATTAGGATGATTTTTAATCCATCCTTTAAGTCTATCGTATAGTTTTTCTAATAATACGACATCGTTCTTATTGTATTCTTCCATTCGTTTCCATGCTGCACGATCATTATTCATAACCTTCAACCATAGCTCATGGCCTTCGTGTGCAGTTTTTTTACCTAAACCCAATCGCTGAGATACATAGTCTAGTTTATTAGAAACAAATCTAAAATTACTTTTTACTACTCTTAATAGGTCAATGTGTTTTACTGGGCTAGGAGGAGGCATTCCAGCCTCTAGGAACTCTTTATTCAACATAGGAATATCAAACCTAAGGCCATTATAATGTACGATCACATCAGCTTTTTCCATAAGCTCATGAATACTTTTTAACATATGTTTACGATCTGTTTTATATATTGAATCAAACATGATCTTTGACTCACCATAAAACTTGGCTGCATAGCAAAGCGTGTACGATGATTCAAGCAATTGATTAAGGGCTACGTTCTGCTGCCATATACCCCATACAGTTGCTAAGTTAGGAGCACATTCAATATCAAGTAAAAGTATTTTCATAAGTATTCTCTAGTGTTGAGATTACTTATTATAACCCTTCAAAGAGCCTTTTTTCATCTTTGCGTCTGTTCTCAAGGCCACGCAAAATCTTTCCTCCAGCCCTACAGTATTTCATTAGCGACTCCATAGCTTGTTCTTTATCGCCTCGTAATAATGCTTGACGAATGGTGCTACGCTGAAAGCATCCCAAGCCAAGATTAAAACAAAAACTAACAAGAGCATCAAACTCATGCTGCTTAAGTTGCACGTTAGGTAACATCTTAGATATTCCCAACTCAAAGCGATTGAGGTCTGCTGCAAGAAGTCCATCTATTTCCTCATTAGTAAAAATTTTGTTCCATTCAGGCGGTAATGTTTTGCCATCACCAATCAAATGACCAATTCCTACTGTCCACAGTTTTGCGGGACACTGGTATGGTTTGTTTCTTACACCTTCATGATGTTTTATTAAACGTATTGCCTCTTTAGACGCTTTCACGTTTCTTTTCCCAAGTTCTTGAGCCAAAATAAAAACCAATAATAGATGCTACAATTGACATCTCTTCACTAGAAAATATAGTATCCATAGCCTCTGGAGTAAATCCACCTGTAGATTTAACAGCCCATATAAAACCTGCTACGTCTACAAATACAAGTAAACCTACAAATGTAAATGCTACAAATGGTCTTACACAAGCGTTTAAAGTCTTTACCCATTGTGATGCACCTTCTACAAGTTTAGCGTCATGTGCATATAATGCTTCACGTTCTTGTGCGTATGTTTCTGCATACGTTCCTTCTAATTCAATAGCTGCAATCTTTTCTTGTGATACAAAACCTTTTTCAGCCATAAGTAATGCTTGTTGATTCTGTAATTGAGCCATTTCACGTTCATGTTTTTGGTCACCTTTTTGCTGAAAGAATCCTAATAGACTTGGAAGCCCACTAGTAGCAAAACCTAATATACCTGAAATAATACTAAACATTTATAACTCCTTTGGGTCAAAGCCAAATGTATTGGCTACACGCTTTTGTAATTTTAAGAACAAACCTTTATGACTTGTATACTGTTCTGTTTTAGGTGAATCTAAATAAACACACATATGTATGATCTCATGGCAGAGTGTGATTAAAACAGGATATAAATGAGAATGCCTTGCTACGCTTATAGTAATAACATGAGGATCGCCTGACTCTGGTGGCTCATACTGGCCACATATATCTATCTCATTAATTATGACAAAATCTACTTTAGATGCTGGTGGTAATTTATATTCGTCAAACACAGGCATTTCTATCAGAGCTGAATATAGATTAGCTATATTGTTCTCTGTAATAAATGTCATTTGGACAATGGATTCATGGTTGAACGTTTAACTGTATTTAACTTATCATCCATAGCATTAACAGTAGCTTCTAATTCTTTTCTTAGGCCACTTACCATAGCTGCAGTTTCACGAGAGTTAGCAATAGCATCTGAAGATTTTTCACTAGCCTTCATAATAGACTCTGATATTTGATATTGTCTTTCGTTAATGGATTTAACTTGTATTTCTAAACCACTAATTTTAGATTCTATAGGAGCTAAGTCTAAGCTGTCTACAGCTTCAATTGCCGTAACCATCTTGTTGTAAAAAGTTATCCCTGCGTAAGCTCCTCCAGCTACTATTGGCAGAACCAATAAAAGCATCTTGAGGAGTTGAGAGCTGGAAAAGCTCAAGTTTAAAGTTTTCGTTTTTTCCAAAGTCATTATTAAGTTCCTGATCAAATTTAAAAGCGTCTGTTAGTTCAATTTGGTTTATAATAGGTTTGTTAAGTATTTCTAGTGAAAGGACTATTCCAAAACCATGCACAAGTTCTTTACCTTTTGGTACGTCAAGTTTAGGATTCTCTTTGCTCTCACTCTTTTGTTCTGCTTTTGGTGTATCTTTTGGGCTATCTTCTTTTGCTTTTGGCTCACTTTTAGTTTCCTGTTTTGGTTGTTCAACCTTAGGAGGAGCTGACTCTACCTTAGGAGGATCAGGAGGTGGTGGCGAAGCCAATGGGTTAACCTCTGGTGCAGCAGGAGGTGGCTGTGCAACAACAGGAGGTGGATTATTTACAGGGTTAAGTGGACTGCTAGGACTAACTGGTGAAGATACGTTAGTAACGTTTGTAGCAGACTTAACACATGAATTAGATGTTTCTACCCAAGTACCCCATATAGATGGGTTATAAGGATCTGGACAAGATGACATTCTTGTTTCTGTAATAGACCCTACATAGTCTGCTTGACAGGCTAACTGTCTAGTTTCAACACTTGCTTGGCACGTTGGAGGATCTTGTGTGCAATTATTGCTAGTTTCTGTCCAAGCTGACCAAGCGTTTGCAGTACAATTAAAAGTCCTGCTTTGATTAATAGCACCGCTATAGTGAGGTAACGTGCAAGCTGTAGTTTGATTTTCAACCAAGTCTGAGCAAGTAGGAGCTTGATACGCACCACATATTGGGTCGCTTGGGTTATAAGATACGCACCAATAATCTTTAATTGCAATGATTGGATCAATGCCATTACATACGAGAGAACCTTGAAGCATATAGCCTTCAGGTGTTGGAGTATAGTTGCAATACCAAGCATAAGCATTATTTGCCTTTGTTAGTGATAGAAGTAGTAATAGGCTCGTCAGCAACAAGCGGTATCGTGTATGTATCGCCATATAGTTTCTTAAATATAGAAGGGTTACGTTCATACCAGCCACGTTTAGCAGCATCACCAATAGAACCATTGATAGGGCATGGTGAACCTGACTGTATCATGGCTTCAAATACTCTATCATCTTGACAAAGAATAGATACTGCTGCAACTTTAAGACCTAAGTCATTAAGAGTTTTAGCTAATTTAATACGTTCACAGTTTAAATCTTTATAGCCAGAGCCACCACTTACACCAAATAATGTACTGGATACAGAACCACTAACAGGAACAATGCAAACGTCTTGGCTAAAAGCACTTATAGAAGGGCTAATAGCACTAGGAGGAGGTTGGCCTTTATAGTTGATCGTAGTTGTATCAGCGTGTGCATTATGAATTAAAAATAGTACAAGTATTATTATAGTTACCCATGATAATATTCTCATATTATTTACCCATCCAATGATTAACAATAAACGTTATAAAACCACCAATAGCAGAGGCAATGGCCATACCAGCCCAAAAGCCACCTTTTGATTTATTAGCTAATTCAAGAAGAGATTTTATATCTGTTTCCATGCTGTCTACTTTGTCTTGCAAATTTCTAACCTGTGCTATTAGTTGGCCATATTGTATTGGATCTATTTCGTTAGACATTACTTTTGTTCCTCTGGATTAATCATATAATCTGTTAATAGACCTTGTGGAATACCATATCCTGTACCAGTATTAATAAGATTTAAGTTTCTAGGTTGCACATTATATCTATTAGGCAATCCACTTCTCATAAACTTAGCAAGGTCTTTAATAGCACCTTCACGCATCTTAGTAGCACCCATGCGACCAGCTAATGCACTTGCAGCAAACATACCTCCAGATGCAGCATCACCTGCACCAATAGCTAGTGTTGGCAATGCAGATACAGTAGAGGTTGGAGCAAATTTACCTACAAATTTAAGTGTTTGTTGTAAATCACTACCTTTTGCTGCTTCAATAATTGCATCTTGTTCACCCTTAGAGAATAAACGCATACGTTTTTCATTTTTAGCTAACTGCCTCATTTGTTTAGCTAATGAATTTTCTGTGCCAGCTTGTGTATATTTAGTGCGATCAAGTTGAGCCTCATCAAGCATATCTGTAAATATTTCAGACTTCTTAAATTTAGCATAACTATCACGAGCTTCTTGCCATGTCTTAAGTGCTTCTTTGTTACCAATCTTAATATCTCTTACAGGCATATTGGCCATGTAATCATCAAACTCATCTAATAATCTTGTAGCAATACGTCTTTCATTAGCATTAATAGATGCTTGACCATTCTTAATCATAGTGCGTAATGATTGAATTTCAGTAAAGTCTACAGGTTGTTTTCCAGATGTAAGTTCTTTAATAGCAGCATTAACGTCTGGGAAGTTACCGCTAGGAGTATATCCTTCTTGTCTTAATCTTGATGGCAAGTTTTTCATGTTAGCTTGGAATACATTTTTCTTTAATGTAATGCCTTCACTTTGTGCTTGATTAAAAAGATTAGTAGCTTGTTGCTGGAAAAACTCTTGCTCTGGTATAGCACCTAAATTTACTTTTGATTCTTTAAATAATTTAGATGCAACTGTAGGAACATATAATGGAGCTTTAGTAAATGGTAATTTAATTGGTGTAGCAGAAAATTCTAATGATTTTGGATTAGCACCAAATAATGTTTTAGCAGGTATTTGTGAAGGAACAACTCCCATCATTGGAGTAGGAGCAAGTTTAGATGCCTCTAAAACATTACCTAAGCCTTCCATTGCCTTTTGACCAATTTCAGTTGATGGCCTATATGCAGTTGTATCCATTCCTTTTAACATAGCTTGTTCAGCATCTGGAGCATATTGATTACCTGTAATGCCACCAATACCTTGCCTAGCTAACCCATAATAAGCACCTACTGGAGCAGTTACAATTGGACTTACTGCACCTACTGCAGCATCAAATGCACCTACAGCTTCTCTTAGAATAGGAATTCTATCAAGTGTTGTTTGTGGTTTTTTAATAGCAGGTTCAGTTGGCTTAACTCTTTGTTCTGGAGGAATTAAAAGATCATATGGAACACTTTGATCAGTAACGTTAGCTGGCACACCAGATAACTGTCTTTGTAATTCACTAAGTCCATCTGTAGAAACTTTATCTAAACTTTGTGCTTTAAGGTATTCTAAGTCTTTAGTAGAAAACTTTGAAAAGTCCATTATTACCCACCTTTTCTTCGTTTAAGTTCTTTTGATATAGCATCAAGATCAAGCATTAATCCACCATTTGCACCTGCTGGCTTATTACTTGGTGTTGGGTTTAGTCTTTGAGTAAAGTAATTAATTTTTCTTGTATTTTGATCTTTAAGTTGTTCTAATGCACCCATGATAGCATCTGGACTACCGCCACCTTTAATGTATGTTGCAAACTCAGTTGGACTTGGTAATGACTTCATAATTCGTGGTAAGTCTTGAACGTTAAGAACACCAAGCTCAGCATTAATACGAATTTGTGTTAATGCATCTTCATATAATGATGCTTGATAAGCACCTCTTTCACCAAGACCCATAAGCTGCATACCATTTTTTTGAATATCTGCTTTAAGTGCATCAAGTGTTGAGTTAAGAAGATTTCCTGCATCAATCTTTTCTTTATATTTAGTAGCTTGTCCTTCTGTTAATGCAGTTGGAGCTGCCTTAATATTGCTTGTATCTGTAGTTGTAGCAACATTAGCACCACCAGCAGATTTAGTTTTTTCATACCCATATCCAATTGGAGGAAGAATGCCTTCTGGCAATGGAGCTGGTTGAATTTTAACAGGAACTTGTGTTACTTGGCCAGTTGTTGGATTAATACGATCTTGCAATACAGTCTTAGCTTGTGTAGCATCTCGCCATGCTAATGCATATTGTGGAGTTGATCTAATCTTTTCAGATTCTAAATTATTTTGTGATCCACGAGCTAATAGATTAAGTGATGATCCTTCTAATGAAGTACCAAATCCACCAAATCCACCAGACTCTTTACTAATTTTATCATCATATGCTTTAAGGTATGGACTTTGAGGATCTAACTCAGCAAGTTTTCCTCTATTATAGATAAGTTTATCTAACTCAGTCATTCCTTCCATTTCAATTTGTTTAGTAGTCTTAGCAACAGTAAGAGCATCAAGTACATTTTTAGCTTTTGTATCATAAACATTTTGTGCACCAGTAGATCCAGCAACATATGATTTAGCTAGGTAAGGTATAGCAGAACCATATCCTTGATTTTTAGGTAAAGCTGCATAAGTTACAAGTGAATTTAATAGGCCAGATATATTTGATTGATTTTGTAATTGATCATATTTATCTTTTCCTAATAAACCTTGTAAGTATTCTGGTTTCTGTGTCATGAACACATTAGGCAAATTATTTAACAAATCCATATTAACGACCCCCAAATAATGATGGATATAATTGAATAAGTTCTGGATGTTTTTGCACTACTGAATCAAGTGCAATTTGTCCTGTCTTATTAGGCTTAACTGGAAGTATTAATGGTGATACACCAGTTGCTGCAGGTGTAGGCATTTTAATACCAGCACCAGCTTCATATGAACCTTGCTTTACAGGTCTTTGTCCAGATGTGTCTACAGGTGGAGGTGGTTGATTAGCTAAATCAATACCTTTCATGCTTAAACTTAAAGAATCCATTGGATTACTTTTAGCCCATGAGTATGCATCTGATCCAGCCTTAGATATTTTTTCACCCATTGATAATGGTGTATTCATAAACATTCTACCTGTGTCACCAAGTGTACCAGTCAACTGATCTGGTGTTAAATTAATGCCACCAGCATATGCACCAGTAGTAGTAGTTGCAGCAGGTAATGCATTAGAGGCAAATCCTGTACCAGCTTCTTTGACAAATGGTGCAATGTTAATTCCTGCACCCCCACCAAATGCTCCTGTGCCTGCCTCAGCTAAATTAATACCATTAGAAACACCACCTACCGCACCTTGACCTAATGCCTCAGCAAATTTACCACCAAGCAAACTTTCAGATCCACCAAAAACACCGCCAGTAGCACCACCAAGTAATGCACCTGTGAATGGGTTTTTACCCATAGCAGCTGAGCTTAAAGCTCCAATGCCTGCACCTATTAACATTGGTTGCATAATTATCCCTTTAATTTGCCTACTGCATAGCAGATTGGCTCAATGATTGCACGATAGATACGACCTAATGGATCTCTGCGTTTACCACGCATTTCTTTCCATAAGTCAGCTGTACGATGTCTAGCAATGTGTTCTGAAACTTTGCGAACAATCTTACGAGTAAATGTTTGTTTATCGCTAAATGCAAATGCTACTACTGGTAAGAATAATGCATGGTATCCTTTTTCAATTGTCTTAGCGTTAGGCATGGATGATGAATGTTGTAACCAGATAGCTTGTCTGAATGATCCAAAACCATATGCTTGATTCATTGCTGTACATACAATTTTACCGCCACCAGATGATTGAGTTGTTGATACAGTACCTGTAGGAGCACCATAAGCAGCACCAAGATAAGCAGATAATTTTTGATATGGTTTATTTTGTTCAAAGTTAAAGCGATCAATGTCAGCTTGTAGTGCTGTTTGTTGATATTGTTCTTGTGTCTTACCTACGTTAGCAAGTTGTTGAATATCAGCATAGTCAGCCTGTGCAAGTGCTGGAGCATTAGTAGCAGCAGTATTTTGCATTGCTCTTTCATTAGCATAATTAGCATAAGCAAGATCACCATATTTATTTGCTAAAGTATTTGATAATGTATTAGCAGCACGATTTTGAATGTCAGCAGAAACACCAGAGCCATAACGACCAGCTTTAGATGCACCAGATTGTGCAGCCATAATAGCATCGTTATATGTTTGAGTTGCAGCTTGACCTGCACCAGCTACTGCCTGATTAAAGTATGGATTGTTTTGTAAGTATTGTCCACCAATTACATCTTGTTGTTGTTGTTGAGCAGCAGGTAATAATGGATTGCCACCTAATGCACGATTTTGAGCAGCTTGTAATGCTGTTGTTGTTTGTGCAGATGGGCTTATATAAGTTTGACCACCATAATATTCTGGATTTGTAGTTTGATAAAGGTTTTGAGCCTCATTAAGACCATACTCAACAAATGGCCTAATTGTTGGGTCTAATTGATTATTAGTTTGAGATGTTTG